GACAAGAATCTATAAATGCTCCAGCAGGATGTTTATTTGTTAGAGCCATTCAAGTATATGACACAAACGGGTCAGCCACTACAGGAGCCAATAGATTTTTAGAAAAAAAAGATATGTCTTATCTTCAAGAATATCAAGATATAACAGGAACATCAGCAGCCCAAGGTCAACCTAAATATTATGCCATGTTCGGTGGTGCAACTGGTAATACAGATACCACATCTGGTAGAATATTTCTAGCTCCGACACCAAATACAACATATAGATTTAGAATACATTTTAACAAAATGCCTGATCTTTTAGAGAATGATGATACCAATTATATCAGTCTTAATTTTCCAAATGGACTATTATATTGCTGTCTATCAGAGGCATATGGGTTTTTAAAAGGTCCGATAGACATGTTGACATTATACGAGAATAAATATAAACAAGAGGTACAGAAGTTTGCTAACGAGCAAGTTGGTAGAAGACGAAGAGATGACTACACTGATGGCGCTGTTCGTATACCAGTAAC